ACTAGAGAAAGCTACAAGGGATAGACACTTCCCTGAATCAAATGGTGGTAAAGGTAGCAAGCCTAGAAACTCTACTGCTGAGTCACGAAAAAAGTTCAATGATAACTGGGATAAGATATTTGGTAAAAAGAAATGACTATCAAGTATATTCATGTCAATCAACACAAGATACGCTCAAACAAAAAGAACAATGAAAATGAGCCTGTATTAACTGTAAAAGAGGGCAAGAAGAATACTTATGGTCATGCTGTAAAAATACATGGCCCAAGTGAAATCATATATGGTGGCAATGACAAACCTATACTGTCGTGTGGAGCTAGAGTAGTCATAAAGACTGAAGCGGATATTACTATCAAATGAGCCAAATACAATACGATCTATGCCCACAGGGACAGGTTCTCCAAGACTTCTCTGATTGTCGTGCACGAAACTCCTTTATCATGGGCCCGTTAGGCTCTGGTAAGACTGTTCAATGTATACTTAAACTACTAGACCTAATCTGTGAACAAGAGCCTGTTACTGATCCTGAACACAAAAACTACAATAAACGTCTATCACGAGTGATTGCAGCTCGTAATACCTACTCTGAACTGTTTTCAACCACCATTAAGGACTGGTTAGAGATACATGGGGAGCTGGGTGACTTCAAACAAGGCAATAAGGAACCCCCAACACACTTTATGAGATTTAACCTAGAAGACGGTACTGAGGTTGAGTGTGATGTCGTGTTTATCGCCTTTGACAGACCTGAGCACGTTAAAAAAGCTAGGGGTATCCAGTGTACTTGGGTGTGGCTAAACGAGACGAAAGAACACTCTAAGGCCGTTTTAGATATGTTAGACCTGCGTCATGGTCGTTACCCCTCGCCTAAGGAAGGAATCAAGCCTACACATCATGGTATGTTGGGTGACTCTAACGCCCCTGATGAAGATCACTGGTATTTTAAACTAGCTGAGATCGAAAGACCTAAAGATTGGTCATTTTTTAGACAGGCAGGTGGCGTATATAAAGATGGTGAAGATTGGAAGATAAACCCTAACGCTGAAAACCTAAAGAACTTACCTGATGGCTACTATGAGCGTGGTCTAAATGGTAAGTCTGATGACTGGATTAAGGTAAACTTGGCTAACGAATACGGGTTTGTATCTAATGGCAAGCCCGTACACCCTATGTATACTGATAGCGTACACTGTCAACACATGGATGACTTTGTACCGTCACATGATTACCCTATTGTTTTGGGTATGGACTTTGGTCGCACCCCTGCGTGTGCATTTATACAGCGAACTGCCATAGGCAGATGGATATGTTTTGATGAAATGGTACTTACTGACTCTGGTGCTGTTGATTTTGCACCTACACTTAAACGATACATTGAAGAAAAGTATCCAGATCACGAGTTCAAAGGGTGGGGTGATCCTTCTGGCAACAATAAAAACCAAGCCAACTCAGATACCCCGTTCCAAATACTTCGTGCAGCAGGCGTTCCCTGCCAACCAACCGCTTCTAACGACCCTCTAAAACGTAGGGCGGCACTAGAAGTGCCCATGAAAGAAATGTGTATGGATGGTCAGCCACGATTTGTTGTCCTACCTAAAGCCTCTATGATTCGTAAAGGCTTACAAGGTGGCTTCTGCTACAGAAGAGTACAAAAGTCTGGCGAGCACTACACGGATGAGCCTGATAAGAACGAATACTCTCACCCAGTAGAAGCTCTTGAGTATGCACTACAAGGTGAAGGTGAAGGGCGTTCAGCATTACGCGGTACAGGCAAGTTCACTAAACCTACACAAGCTAAGGTTAACTTTAGTGTCTTCTAAAGTATTTGTTGTCTTTACGGATGACAGGTCAAACTGGTGGAGCCCATTCCTAAAAAAAGGGATTAGACACTGTTATGTGCTAAAACCTGCAAAAGATCGCATAATTGTTTACGGAAAGGTAACAAATGATTTCGACTTGTTCACGATTGACTCCAAAAGTGGTATAATTGACGACAATTATATTCTGCTTGGTTATAAGCCAAAAAAAAATAGGCGGTTCCTTTTTATGCTAAATACTTGTGTAGGGCATACCAAGCAAATATTAGGGATCAGAAATCCCTTTATATGGACTCCATATCAACTTTACAAGTATATGAGGAAACACAATGGGTAGTAGTTCAAAGTCAGTTGATCCAACGCCAGAACAACTTGCATTGGAAAAACGAACATTAATTGGTCTTGAAGAAGAGGCTCGTTCAACAGAGCGTATGCTTAAAGCACAGGCTCGCGGCAAAATAGGAGTTAGATCGCTTCTACAAGGTATTAAGCCAAACAAAAACTTAATTAATAAGATAACACTGTCTGATGCTCCTTCGCTTGAAGATATGTATGGTAGTAGCAAAAAAAGCAACAGATCTATTAAATACTATCACAACTTTATGGCAGGCCAGAAAGAATAAAAGACAGGGTTAAATATGAAAATACCATCTGAACTTGGGACTTTGCAAGATCTCAAAAAACGCGAAGCTAATGCTTTTAAACGCGCTACTCATTGGAATGACACCCTCGATGATGCGTATGAATATTTCCTGCCTAACAGAAACTTGTTCGAGACAACAGTTGCAGGTCAAAAGAAGATGGATAAGATTTTTGACTCTACTGCTCTTGAGGCTATCCAACAAGGCGCAAGCAAGTTGCAAGAAAACGTAGCACCTATCTGGTCACGTTGGGCAACATTTGAGCCATCACTTCGTATTAAAAAATTGCTCGAAACTGGTCAGTTTGACGTTTCTGAAGAAGACATTAGAAGAAACCTAGAAGAACAGGCAGAAGAAGTATTTGACTACATCAATCGTTCTAACTTTGCTACACAGTTCTATGAGCACGCATTAGATCTTCTGATAGGTACAGGGACTTTACGCATTGACGAAGATGAAGATGATGATATGCCTATTGTTTTCAATGCTATCCCACAGAAAGGTATTGCATTTGAAGAAGGCCCACAAGGTAATGTAGAAACACACTGGCGTAGATTTGAAGTCAAAGCACAAGACTTACCTCGCAAGTGGAAAGGCTTTAAGGCTTCACCATCTATTGATAAGGTAATTCGAGACAAGCCTGATACTATGGTTAAAGCATATGAAGGCGTTATCTATTTACCAAAATCAAAAACATACTACGGTTGTTTGTGGGTTGGCAAAGAAGATCGTCTAAGTTGGGTTGAGGATTACGGCAAGTCTTCTCCGTGGGTAACAGGTCGATACTCAAAAGTAGCAGGTGAGATTCGTGGTCGTGGCCCTGCGTTGCAAGCGTTACCTGATGTTAAGTCTTTGAATAAAGCCAAAGAGTTCACCCTTCAGAAGGCAGCTATTGATCTAGCAGGAATGTATACTGCTACGGATGATGGTGTGACTAACCCCTACAATATAAGCATAAGTCCGGGGGTTGTTATTCCAGTTGGTTCTAACAACAACTCTAACCCGTCACTAAGACGATTAGATACTGGTGCTAACTTACAACTATCGCAATTTGTAGTTAATGACTTACAAATGAACATCAAGAAAGCTCTGTTTAACGATTTAAGAGACCCTACAGGTGCAGTACGCTCTGCTACAGAAGTTGCTATTGAGGCAAGAGAATTAGCAAAACGTATAGGTTCTGCATTTGGTCGGTTGCAAACAGAAGTATTAATCCCTATTATAAAGCGTGTTGTTGCTATTCTTACTCGCAGAGGGCTTATACAGCCTCTACAGTTAGATGGTAGAGACATTGATATTAAGTTTATGTCACCCTTAGCAAGACAGCAGGATGCAGAAGACATCTTAAATGTACAGCAAGCAGTACAGTTTGTCTTACAGAATGCAGGCCCAGATCAAGCTAAGATTGGATTTAAACTTGAAGAATTTGGAACGTGGGTTGCAGAAAAAGCAGGTGTGCCTGCCTCACTAGTGCGTAGCGATTCTGAGAAACAAGCAGTTGTACAAGCAGGAGCGCAAGCAGCACAGCAGGGTATGTCATCTGGTGAGCAACCAATGCAAGGACAAACTACGCTTTGAGTTGGAAAAAAATAGACAGAGCATCTTCGGAAGCTAAGTCACAATACGCAGAAGAACAACGAATAAAAGCCATTGAGTTAGCGAAAGCATACAATGGTTGTTTTTCTACGCCTGAAGGAAAGAAAGTCCTTGAAGATCTAACATCACGTTTTATCTACAACAACGATACTCCTTTTGAATCACAGAACGTAAACTATGAAGCTGCTTATCATAATGGTGAGTCAGGTGTAGTTAAGTATGTGATTAATTTAATACAACAAGCTAAAGTAAGAGGTTAATATGTCAGACGAACAAGCCGAAGTACAAGAAACTACTTCTGATACCTTGTTAGACAATGCCGAACCCACGTTAGGTGAGAACGAGTATTTTCTAGCTGAAGGTATTAAGGGTATGGGTGAAGCTCCTGAATGGTATAAAGCAGACAAATATCAGTCAGTAGCAGAGCAAGCTAAAGCATACAACGAGTTAGAGAAAAAGTTTGGTGGGTTTAAAGGCGCACCAAAAGATGGCTACATTGCTCCTGAAGGTGTAGAGCAAGATGATGTTTTGTTAGCTGAACTAACTGAATTTGCTAAAGATACCAATATGTCTCAAGAAGCATATGGTCGTGCATGGGAGCTGTTGACTGCACAAGAGCAGGCTGTAGAAGAAGTTACTGTTGAACAAGAAATGGCCAAGCTAGGTGACAACGCAACTCAACGTCTCAAGAATGTTGAGGGCTTCCTGAAGAATAATTTAGATGCAGATACATATTCAAGCGTACAAGAGCTAGTAACAACTGCTGATAGCGTAAAACTTATCGAAGCTATTGTGAAAGCTACAGTACCTTCCAAGTTACCTATCGAGGGTGGCGAGCATCCTGCGGGCTTAACATGGGCAGATGTAGAGGCAGAAATGTTTAAGAAGGATGAAAATGGCAACTTGCTACGCAGTGTTGATATCAACCATGAACGCAAAGTTCAAAAAATGATGGCATCATTTGAAAGTCGTTAATGTTTACAAGTATGGGTGTTCGGTGTTATAATTAAGCATCGAATACCCTATCCTTATAGGCTCGGTAAATTTAGGTTGGATGCTGAC